ATTAGGCCTAAAATTAAGCAAGTTTACTAGTTGCTTTTGCCTAATACCACTAACAATGCCTTCATTTAGTTTATCTTTTACATCGTAGTCTAGCGAGCTTGCTGCACTAACTACCATGTTTACAGCGCGATTAACAACTTCTAGATTCCTAAATGCTTCTTGATAGGTAATCTTTGAAGTTGTGGGTATGTGCGTACCCTCAGCCTGTGCAATTCTAACTTGTGCAGGATTCAACTTTTCGCGAATCCACTGCATGCTATCTGTAATTAAACCCATGCTTTTTCCTAACAAAATTCGCTAAAGAAGCTGCCATAGCTTTTCTTAGGAACCGCAGGATTACCACCAGCAATTTTATCACGTTGAATTTGAATCCAACGCGCTTGTTTGGGCTCGCTGCCAGGTTGAGGAGTTTTACCGTACACACCATGGAGCGCTATATGATGTGGATTACATAGGGTGTAAACCTGCTCGTATAACTCACTATGATGTTCACTAATAAACTCATCCCTAACAGCTAAGATTCCCTCATCAGTTGAAATATCATATCCCCGACGTTGTGCCCAGCTTTCTAGTAACAGGGTAACGCTATGTAGATGATGTAATTCCAAGTCCTGACTTGTATTGCAGATATAGCAATGATCTTGCTTTTCATAAGCCGACTTGGCTTTATCTCTAACGTGTTTAACGGGTATACGTTTGTTTGTGTTTTTTGCCATTTACTTTAAGCTAGCACGTAACATCCAGCTGTGCTTTTTGTGTGCATCCTGACGATCTGCTAGGAAGTTTGACAATCCATGATCGCCAAATTCTTCTGCAACCATAAATAATTGCTGGAACTTCATGGCCATTGTGTCCGAATCCATTAGCAGTTCTTGCAGCATCGACTTCCAGTCACCAGGCATATTTTCATCGCTGATATAGGTCAGTCGACTAAAAGCACTTAAGCTAGCTGGTGTAGTAATTTGTAGTGCGCGCAGTTCTTCAGCATAGGTATCAATTGACTCTAATACTTCGTTATAGATACGCTCAAACATTAGGTGTAGCTCATAAAACAGCTGACCTTCTACGTTCCAGTGAAAGTTAGCTGTTTTTAGGTAAAAGCTAAATTCACTGGCAAAAACACGCTGTAGCTCTAGGTAGTATTGTGATTTTTCCATGCCAAGACTCAGTAATTTTTTATAATATAGCCATTGTACACTGAAAGCACTAATAAGTCAACATAAATTTTTTATGACCTAGATAGTGTAGGTGTAAAGTGCATAACGAATGGCATCAGCCATATGTGAAAATTTATCGTGCACTGGACGTTCACGCTGTAAATTTTCGCGACGATCCCAACGATACTGATCCATTACGTCTAGGACATTTGTGCAGTGTGGCGCTACTTTTAGTCTGTTAGTCTCTACCAGTGTTTGTACATAGGCAATACCAGGTAACACGTCCTTTTTAGCTTTGGTGGTGGAGATGTTGTAGGTATAGGCAAGATCGCCAGAAAACTGCGCTGCTGCACTATCAATAAACACTACTTCTACTTGCCACTTGTCCAAATACTCACGAAATGCTTGGGCATGCTTGTCTGTTGTAGCTTCACTTTTTAGGTACTCATCTACAATATGAAACTGGTCACTAGCAGGATTATAACTAATAACCACAAAAGCAGTAGCATCACGATAGCCGGGATCACACCCAGCAATGTATTCACAACCTTCTTCGTGTTGGTATTCACAAACGCTAGCCTCGCGATTAAAGTTGTAAATCTGACCCTCAAACACCGTAAAGCTGGCTAAGTACTCTTGCTCAAATTCAGCCTTGCTCATCGAACGACGCGCTTCCTGCACATCCGACTCAGCCATTCGTGAATTTTCAGTGTAGTCAGCAGTTATTGAACACCATTCTGGATAGTCGTCACTAAACCCACGCTGATAAAATTTACTAAACCAGTTTTGCTGACCGCGGGGCGTCGAAATAAAAATAGCCTTTGAATTTGGTCTGTCCAAGGTCGGGCGTAACTGCACGTTAAATGCCGACTCACCATCATCTCCCAGTGCAGCTTCGTCAAATAGGATAATTTGATAACTACGTCCAACTGTAGAATCCACTGTGCTCAACGAACCCATGCGAATTGTAGAACCATTACTCAATTCCACAACTTTGTCTTTTAGGTTATCTCGCTCTACTTCCAAGTCAAAGTGTCTGATAAACTTACGTTGCAGTTCAAATGAAATTGAACTTAAGTTATAGTTAGGCGAGATAATTAATACATTGCATTTTGGAACTAGTGAGACTAGTTGTGCAATAATATTAGCAATATAAGTTTTGCCTAATCTGCGTGCAAGTGCAGCGCAAACAAATCTATACTTAGGATTGTTGATTGCATTAATTAAGGCAATCTGTGGACGATTCATGGTATCCCAAGCACCTAGTAGCTTTAAGTAGTTTTCTATAGGCAGTTTAATAAAACGGCTTTCTAGTGGAAATTCCGTGATTTCATCACAGTCTACGTCTGGGCGAGAAACTTTAAGCACGGGTATCCTCGTTGATCTTTTTATCTTCTAATGCGCGTTCTAGTTCAATTAATCTGCCGCGTAGTTGTAGGACTACTCTGGTCTTTTCATGTAGTCTGATTAAGTCATTGTCTAAAACACGAATTCGGTCTATTAGCTTTACTAGTGTTTGATTAGCGTTACTAAGCACTGGTTTAATTTCACGGGTAACCCAAGTCCATACATAGTATACTAGGTAACCCATGCCTAGGGCTGCTAAAATAGGAAAGCCGTAACGATTTACAACTTCAATTACGTCCATTAGTCTTTCCTTATATCTTTTAGCTCACTGCGGGCAATGCGAATATAATCTGGACTTAAACCTAGTGCATAGCTAATTTGCGCATCTATACGCTGTAGTTCATCAGTCATGGTGTCAATGCGTTGGTCTAGGCTAGCAGTAATTTGCGAAAGACCATTAACGCTGCTGGTTACTCCAGCTAAGATAAACTTTAAGGTAAGAAATACAAAGTATCCTGCGGAAATAGCTGCAGCAATAGGAAACCCCAACTCGCCAATAAGTTTTACTACATCTAATTCCATCTTAGACTCCTTATAGTTTATCACCTAGGAGCTTTGAAATAAGTGCTCCATACTTAGTACCGTCACCACCCTCATTAATCTGCACGTTTACTTGCGATTTAGGTCCCGCTCGCTCCATACGCAGCTTCTCCAGCTGAATCTCGCGGTCTAGCAACTCCATTGACATTTTGTGTGATAAGGCAAGCAATTCAGCAATGTCTTTGTTCGACCCTACGTCCGCCTCCTCCATTTCCTGAAACTTGCGCTTCAACACTGCGTCCATTGCACTACGCATTTTAAAACGGTTGTTAAACCCTAGGTCAAAGAAAACTTGGTTAATATAAGCTTTTACTTCACGTCTAGCTAAAATACTGGAGACGCTTTCAATAGGCAAACATAGGTTATCAGCCACAGCACGTGCATCTTGACATTGTAGGTAGCAATTAGCCACCTCCAGTGCTTCAGGCGAGATGGCTAGCACCTCGGCAGGTGCTGTGGTTGGGGTCAGGTTCATTTTCTCAACTTTTCTTCTAGAATAACAATACGTTCACGATTTAAGTGGATAAAGTCACGATTTGCCTGGATTTCTTTTTCTAAATCTTGGCGCAGTTTCTCACGTGCTAATTCAGCACCAGTATTAGTAGCTTGTTTATTGTCGCTGGTTACCACTAAGCTAATTTTACCGTTTAAGATGGTAACGTCGTGTTGTAGGTTTTGCAGGGCAGTCATTAAGTAGACTACGCAGGTAAATAATAGTGGTAAGAGGGCAAAAGTAAGTTTTTCAATTAGCTGACCTTTGGCATGTGCTTCTTCTAACTTCTGTTCCGACATTACAGTCTCCTGATAAGGTTATATTCAAATATCTGCCAGCACTTTTCCCATGACCAGCGATAGCTGGCTACTACCACTACATGTCTGGGAATACTCAGTGCACGTATGACGGCCAGTTTAAGATCTGGGCTAGTATAGCCAGTTCTGTCTAGCTCTATGACATCTTGTGGACCACAAACTGGGTAGGCTGCCACAGGTGTGCCACACGCCATAGACTCTAACATTACAATACCAAAAGTATCCCAGCGGCTGGTAAATACTAAACAATCTGCGTGTTGATAGTAGTGGGCCAAATTCTTGCCGGTTTGCATGCCCACAAACTCCACCTCAGGATACTTTGACCGCAAGTAGTCTAGCTGTGGGCCATCTCCTACTACAATTTTTTTGGCACCTAAGTAGTCTAGTTTGCAAAAATCTTCGCAAGATTTTTCGGGGGCAACCCTACCAACCCACAATAATGTAGGATAGGGTGTTTTACGAAAATCTTCTGCTGGATAAAACTGCTGACGATCAACACCACGAGTCCAAGGCACAATGTCACCGCAAAATCCCCGCTGCTTAAGTTCGTCAACCATGCTAACTGTGGTAGCTAATACCTTGCCCGAATGCTTGTGAAACCAGCGCAAGTATCTATAAGTCCAGCTTTTAGGAATTTTATAGTATTTTTGAATAGCTTCTGGCAGTTTAGTATGATAGCTGGTATTATAACGCCAACCATGCTTGTCCATCCAGCAGCGAGCAGCTAAACCTAGCGGACCCTCAGTGGCAATATGTACATATTGAGGGTTTACCCGTTCCAATACCTCGCCAATTTTACGAGGCCACGATAACCTAATATCACCATAACCAGGAGCACCACAATTAGGGAACTGCCGGGGATCACAGTATATAAAATCATAGCCGTGGCGATTTGCCTCGCGTTCCAAGTTGTGAAATGTTGTAACCACGCCGTTAATTTGGTCGGGGACATTATCCGTTACTACTAAGATTGTTTTCATTTTGTTTATACCTGATAATTTCCCACTGACCGT